AATTCTTGGGTTCTTGTTTTGAGTATTTCCTCAAACTCACCCTTTTGGATACGTTGCTTTTCTTCTGCATCCTTCTGTGACTTGACCGCTTTTACAATAGTATCAAAGTCCTCAACCCCAAGCTTTTTATACCAAATACCTCTTTCTTTTCCTAATCTCTTTTTAACAATTTCATTCATCTCATCTTCTGTGAACATTACTTCACTAGATGTTTCTTCTACTTGTGGTGTTTCTTCTTCTTTTGTTTCAGTAGTCTGTTCTACTTGGTTTTCTTCAGCCATTTATAACTCCTATATATCCCAATCTGGGTTAGTTGGAATCCAAGTGTGCCGACAACGATAACCACCTCTTACAATAAATGGGTCACCTGTGGACTTGCCTTGCCACCCTTGATTATTCCAAATATCCCGAATTTCTTTTTCGGTTAATGTCTTGTTTAGCATATCTCGACAGAAAGGTCTACTATCTCTTACCAATGTCCCTGTGTAGCGAAAATGGTTCAAACCAGATGCTTTTGCCTTGGCAACAGTGAATTGTCCATGAAACTGCATAACTGAATCATGAGCTATCTGCCCGGCATAACGTCTTAGGTTGTTCCCGGCTCTATCACTTGCATATTGCGTATGCAACTTTCTGACTGCTTCCTCTATCTCTGTTTTTTTAGTTGCGTCAAATTTGTTTTCATTAATGAAATCCACCAAGTCATTTATTTCTGAAAGATTAGATTTCTGATAAACGCCATTTATGTGAGCTCTTATGTTACTAACCATATCTTCAAATGGTCTTCCTGCAATGGTGCTCTGATATACCTCGTCATTAATAATTTTTAGAAATCTCTCTGCAATATCTTCAAACCCACTAAACGACTGTGTTTTGAGTGCGTTCAAGGTTGTGAGGTCTACTTCTGTCAGGCTTTTGAACTTTTTAGGTATAGGCATCTCGCCAAAAGTATCCAAGACCTCTTTTGCAATCTTGTTATATTCTTCGTTTATTATAGTATCTGCCTCATCCAAAAATCTCGTTTCAACAAGGTTTCTTATTGCAGGTTGTAGTTGTATCGCTAGTCTTTGTGAAACAAGCTTACCGCCAGTAGCTCTTGTCACCTCTCTGACTACATCTTCTTCAAGCCTTATAAGTACGTCTATTATACGCTGTTCATGTTGGTCAGCTAATTTATCTAATATTTTTGACATTATAAGGGAAAATCTTTTTTCCAAGCTCTGATTGACCAATATGCAGGTGAAAGTGTCTTTTGCCCTTTGACTTCCTTCAAAACACCACCCATTCTAGCCAAAAATGATTTCTGCCTTGCAGGTATATTTTTTTTGATGGACATACCCCTAGCTCCAAACGTCACTTTCTTAATTTTTCCTGTAGATTTATTTTTGACATAAACACCGAACTTTTTTCTCTTAGATTCCGATGTAGATAATCTAAAAGGTTTATTAAGCTTAACTTCTCTACCTCTATACTTTGCCATTACTTTCTTTTTCTCTTTGAAGCTCTTCTGATTATGTCTTTGTCAAATGTTCCAGAACGACCCCTTTTGATAAGCTTGTTAACCCTTGCCATCGCCCAAGCATTCATAGGTATCTTTGGTCTTGATCCGGCTGATAGAAATGCACCTTGACCCCTACGAAAAGAAGCCTTGAGGTCTGCAAGAGTAAACAGTTTAGATTTCTTTGCTTTTGCTCTTAGTGTTGCTAATGTTTTCGCTGATAAAGGTCTTCTTCTAACTGCCATTATGATCTATTTCTCCTCCTTAGTAATGCTAGTGGTATTCTTGCACCTGATTTATACAGTGCACTAACTTGTTTTATTAAGCTTGCTCTTGCACTTCTCTTTGAGCCTTTAAGACCAGAAAGATATTTTTTGGGTAGACCAGTTCTTTTATCTTTCGGTACTTGCCTACGTTTACGTTTCTTCCTCAACTGTTTGTCCCTCTACTTCTGTGGTTGTGAATTGACCTCTTACTGCTCGACTTGAATCTATTTCTTGATTGATAGATTTGATCATTTCGCTGTCATCTATAACTGCTTGTGCTATCTGCTTATCTAATTCTTTATTAAATGTCTCTGATTTAATACCACTTGCTTTTGCCATTTGTAGAAATTGTAGATCATTCGCCCAATCTCTTATGTCAAAGGTATCTGGATAGTTAACTGAACCATCAAACTGTTTATCTTGCCACATAGCAAACAAAGACCATATTTGCTCCTCTGCGTTCTCAAGATAATCTGCTTTCTCTGATAATCTGGCATTAAGTAATTGGAATTCTGTTTGTAGAGCAATACCACTAGCTATTTGATTGCCTGTTGCCCTTACTGAACCCATGTGTGTTATCCTGTCGATAGCATCTACTTTGTTTTGGATACACCGCATTATTCCCTCAAGGTTCTGACCGCTTGGTTGTATGATATAAGGTTTGAGATTTGCTTCTAAATCTTCTGGTATTTCAATGATTGAACCCGCACCCGCACTAGCTTCAACATTAGGTGTTTTCACTAGACTGGGGTGGTTTGCTAGTCTGATAAGCTGTTCTTTTTCTGAATAATCGTTGTAGATAGACTGTTGTAGATATGCCACGTCTGCTAGGTCACTTATGCCTATAGGTCTTTTAGCACCCCTAAGATTATAGACATTAACTGCCGGTATTTTGCCTATGGCATTGGAAACCTCTTCTATTAATCTTGCTTCTCCCTTTGCATACTCCTCTTGATACTCCTCGACCTCATACGTACTAATTGTTTCTTCTGTGAATACCTTAATGATAGCTCTTTCCTCATTTATGTCCTCTACAATCATCAACATATCGAGATAGAATCTACCACTAGGTGAACGACTGTAATTCCAATTTACTACGTTCTCCGGGGTATAAATACTTAAATATGGTCTTATGTCCTGTGCTAACTCTTCCGCTCTTGTATTAGCATTCGATTGTGGCTTATCTATTATGACCCAACAATTACCATAAATACTTGCGTTCATTTGAACCTCACGCATTACAGTATTAAAAGATCGACCATCAAGGTCAGCATCGTCTAGAAATGATAAGAGCTCTGCATCTCCATCTAGTGAGCCATAATCTCTTGTTGGGGGAACACGCCATAAAAAGCTTGTGTAAATCTGAACGACATTCTTACAATGGTTATCTACTGGTGTATGTCTTATTCTTGCGTCATACTCCTCTGGTGATTCTAAAACATAGCGGTGTAAGTAATATCCGTTTTTGTAATCATTACCTCCTAGATAACTACGAATATAGAACTCCCAATTTGCTATATTTGCGTTCCATAAGTCGTGTTTTCTTGTAAGTGTTTCCCTATCCATTAGCTCCACCTTTGCGGTCGGCTAGGTGCAAAATTCCTTTTAAGTGGGAAATTATACTCTACTAAGTACCCTAGAGCATCATTCATATGGTCATATCCACTATCTTTGTCAGGAATATGCGTGCCTTCCTTATATATTTGCCGTTCTATGCTTTTGATCGCATTTTTACAGGACTTTACAATAAATAAACTATTTTTACCATTTACATTCTTTAACTTACTATTTACTGCGTTAATCCTATCCCTAACAAGAGGTGCTGTATTCTTACATCTTACATCAAAACCAAAGTTTTTCAATATCGCTAAATCAGTTAATCCACCTGCACTTGTTTTTCTTTGTCTCGCACTAGGGTCTGGATAAACCACGATTTGCTTATTTTTATATCTGGTTCTTATCTCATCGCACATTTCATTCGTATTGCTACTGTATATTTGTATCTCATCTATTAAATAAATTCTATCATTTTCTATCACACATACAACCGCACTCATAGGGTCTATGTTAAAATCTAAACCTATGTGATAAACACCGCTGTCTTTCTGATATTTTTCTACAAGATTTTTATCTCTGTTGAAGTTGTAATATATCATACCAGAATAGTTCACAAAGGTTGCTTCGTACTCTTGTTGAAATGTCCTCAGGTCTAAATCTTGCTTAGCCTGTTCTATCTCTTCTTTGCTAACTTGTTGACCCTCAAGTGTTGTGTATTGAAAGCTTTTCCAGTCTTTGTTGGTTTCCCCTTGTTTATAGAGTTCATAAGACCAGTTTCCAAAACCTCTTGGACTACCACAAAATAATGCGTGCCCTTTTTTGTCCGACAAGGTTGGTCGTAATACTTCATACCAAGCTTCTTTGCTGACGTCTGCGAACTCGTCAATGACAAGAAAATCTATCCCAACGCCACGCAAGGCATTTTCGTTGTCGCTTCCCCTCAATGTTATAGTTGAATTGTTTTTCAGAGTGAAAGTAAGATCACTATGATTTATATTCTTCACCCATTTGTGGTCTATTAATTTTTGTTTAAGCTCATTCCAAACAATCTGCTTTGCTTGTCTGTATGTTGGTGCAACATACCAAACTTTTTGTTTTGATCTGCTTGCGAACTTTGCTAACTCATTAATAGCTAAATAGGTTTTCCCGAATCTTCTCCCGGTAATGAGCACTCTAAATCTAGCTTTATCTTTAATAACTTTCGCTTGTGGTTGTGTTAAAGGCATTAGTTAGTCCATGGTAAAGGTTCTTCGGTTTGTGACTCCTCTACCCTATCTTGCTGTCCTAACATATTCTTACCTAGAAAGATTAACATGCTCACATTTCCATTTTCACAAGCTCTCCATTGGAGCTGTCTTAACCTCATTTTTTGCTCTGCCCTTCCTTTTGTCAGAAATTCCGAATAACTCTTTTCTAATAGGTCTGGTGAACAGCCAAAAAAGTCAGCCATCTCTATATTGGTGCACCCAAGTTTTGCCAATGCTGTGAGTTGTTTTGTATCGATTTGATATTTCTTTGGTCTAGCCATAATCCTCTTTTTACCTTTGAGTAAAGTGTTTAAGAATAATATTGTAATTCTTTTTAATATCTTCTTCTTGGTTGTTAACTAACGTAATGTAATCACTACCTAAATATTTTTTGATGTTTTCTATTTTGGTTTTTCTCCCTTTAATAAATTTTTCAGATTGGTTATCTTCTCTTTTTATGTGTCTCTCTGTAGTATTATTACTTGTAACTATGTAAACCTGTAAAGACATTTTGGTTTTTGCTTTCTGCAAAGTCTTAATATTAAAGAGCCTATCGCCCTCAAACAATACATTATAGGGCATATCTTTGTCTAATAACTCGTTGAAGTCTGGTTGCACCGCCATTGATAATCTATCTGTGCCAGAGAAAACTTCACCATTTGAATATTTACCTAAAATAACCAAATCTAATGCCGGGTGATAATGACCATAAACTTTTTTAAATTTGAAAAGCTTCCAACTATGATATTGTTCAAAAAATTGTTGCACTATGGTGGTTTTACCCACTGCCGGGATACCGCCTAAAGCTATCAAAGTGGGCATGATTCCCTCATAAAGCTACCTGTCTCTAAAAATTGAGAATATAATTCTTTATGTAAAGACTCCGATAAATACAATTCTTCGTGTAATGATTCTTTTCTTCCGTCCCAAAACACTTGCCAATCAACCCCTACCCAATCATCTTGCTCTACTTTTTTTATTTCTTCTGCTTGTCTATCTAGGTAATATCCTAAATATCTCCCATTTTTTACTCTGAATATTTTTTTGTAACTACAAAGAGCAGTTTCCAAATAGTAATAATCCGTCTGAACACTGTCCTGTGAGATGTATCTGATTTTATCCTGTATGTATTCTGCATTATCATTTAAAAAGGCTAGAGAATCCTTATTCAACTTCTGGTCTACCCATTCATCTTTACCTAAAGCCAAACACAATCCGTTCCTATGCGACCTGCTTCCACTGAAATCCTCTAATTTAAGGTTATTAGGTTGCAAGTCCACCCCCACGCATTGTTTTAGTGTTTGCATATAAAACCATGTAGAGTATCGACCAAATTTGTAGAGATTTTGGGAAATAGACTCAAAAAGATAATTAAAGCTTTTTTTCTTTTTATAAAAATCAAATTTATTCTTCTGTGTTTTCAATGGATTATTGTGCTCTATCCATCTTTTGTAGCTAGCGAATTGTTGCGGTAAATACCCTTTATTGTATTTTGTATCTGTTTGATACCTTAATCTTGTATAATTTTTGTCATTCCAATCTTTTAATCTTTCGTAATCAACAAGCTCATAATCTGGGAACTCATTCCATATAATCCAAGCGGTCGGAAGGTGGTAGGTTGTACCATAAATCCAGGCAATCCAATATTTCTGCTCTAAGTTATGTTCAAACCTATCGAATAAATAATTCAACATCCAAATAGGCGGGTCGCAATCTTTATATTTTAAAGACCAATAATACCATTTGAAGAACCCTCTTTTTCTATTTTGTAATTCTCTGTAGTCCATAAATATCTCCCTAGGTAGTAGTCTCCTACGTTCTTAATCGCGTTCCACGTTCTGACCCCTTGTTTGGGATTTAACTTAACATTTTCTATTTGTTCGTTTTTAAGCTTCTCGCATACCTTTTCGTCTGGCTTGGCGATGCCGGGATCGATCACCGCTTTATCCCTAAATCTAATTTGCTCTTCTCTCGTCCTTTTCAGGGGTTGGTCTGATTTAAGACTACCTTGTTTATCTACACCCCAAAACACTAGACCATTTTTTTTATGCCAACCTATAGATTCGGGGGTGCAGGATATTTTTAGTCTTTTCATCTTTCTTTCATAGGCTATTTTCAGATATTCTGACCATATTTCAGTAGCATAGCCTTTTCTTTCCATATTTTGCATAGTGCAAATTTCATAAAGATTTGTGTATCCAGTTTTATCACTAAATGTAGCGTAAATTACAGCGACGCATATTTCTTCTTTGTAGAGAGCTAAACAAGGGTATCTGTCGTAGTTTTTGAATCTAAACCACAGATTATGTGCGTTTTTTAGAAATTTAGTATTTTCCCCACTGGGTGCTCTTTGTATCAATGAAGATACGTCATTTTCATTAAGTAATTTTATCATTGAAGGTCTGTCGTTACCTCTCTTATTTCGTAATAAGAAATTTGATTGTTTTTGATCGTATAATTGACACAACAACGACATTTATTTACTTTTTCAAAACCGCTTCTAAGTAGAATGTCCTTCGTTGAAGCCATAACAAACATATCGTCCTCATAACAATAATAAAGCGGTCTTTTTTCATTCCTAAAAAAATGCAACTCTTTCGTTTGGTTGTTAATAACTATTGCTGATATTGAAGCTTCCACATAGTCGCTAACTGGGTGGCTTTTTTGTAGAAAGCTTTTGATGATAAACTCTGAGTCATTTTTTGTCTTGAACTCATAATCATATTTACCCCAATGTGAGCTATCCTCTTGGGTTATGACCCCATTATGAACCACCGCCAAATCATTATACGCTATAGGTTGATTGTGCTCTAATGATGAGGTACTATATCTTGTATGTGCAATCAAACATCTTGTGTTTATATTTTTTACGTTTAAAAAAGTTGCATTTTTTGCAATTTTCTCTGTTTTCAGAAGATCGTCATCAACATAACTTATGCCAGTAGCGTGTTGACCCCTTATCTTGGATTGTAATAAAAGCTTTTCAATAATATCTGTCGGTATGATATTTTTTGATACTATACCTACTACACCGCACATTATCCCAAAATCTTCTCTCTTATTTCATCTGCTTTTTTGATTTCTTCTGGTAGTGCTATTTTTTTTGTCTCTGTTTTTGCTCTCTCTAATTCATATTCCTTAGTGCCACAATAGATCATTTTTTCTCTGTAATAACACACGACTGATATTCTCTCGAAATAAGAAGCATCTTTTGCACCTGTATTGCCGTGCACTTCGTGAACATCGAAAAGAGCAACATCTCCATGTTTTATATTTAAACCTATTCCGTATTTTGGTAGCACAGTATAGAAACCATCATACTTACCCCTTGAAATGACCCCTAAATTTCCAAACCCCTCTTTCAAATCTCCTGCATCTTTATGCCCGGCAGTCTGAAAATTTTTATTCACTGTTACTGTTGTAAATGCGGTGTCTTTAATTATGAAGTCTTGTGAGGAAGCATCTGCCATAGCTTTTTGTATTTTATATCTATGAGGTGCATAATTTTTAAAGACATCGTTCACACATTTTACATAGGGAACACACATATTATATTCGTTAAAAAACTTTTGAGAAAAAGCGGTTGTTCTGCAATAAGGTATCCTAGGGTATCTATCCATATAACCAATTACCGAACTATCGACTGGTATTGCATGCATTGTTTTTGATAAAGTGCCGTCTTTCAGTAGAGCTCTATATTGATTACCTTTAATTTCACCAATAATTGTTGTTCCAACTTTATCGCCCACTTTATAGAATTTGCTTATATCCCCGGAAGCACTTGCTCTATTTGTTGTTGGTGTGACCGCTTTTCTAAAAGGTA